AGAAGAACGCGTACCAGCCCTGACACGCGCCCTCCGATTACGTCAGCGGGGTGGGCGTCGGGTTCGGCGACGTGCCGTAGTCGCGCTCGATGTAGACCTCGACCACAACCGAAGTCGTGTCACCCTTGCACGACCACGCCCCAGCGACCGACACGTTCGATGTGAAGCCAGTACCGGACTTGAGCGTGAAGCCGTCCGTCGCGTCGTTGCACTGCGCCGAGGCTGCCGCTCGTGGGCAGAGCGTCACGAAGTTCGACCCGTGTGTGTTGTAGAAGTAGATCGACATGGCGTTGGCGGCCTCTGCTGCCGTAACGAGAGCCACGTCGCCGGTCGTGGTGCAGGTGACTTCCTTGAAGTCGCGGGTGTCGCCCTGCCACGGACGCACGTAGAGCGGAGCGTTCGCGCTCCCACCAGCCGCGTAGGCCACGCTCGCCAGCACCGAGAAGAGCGCCAGCCCCAAGAGAAT